AAAAGTGTTGTAATTATGTTTTCATTTGCTATTATATATGTGTAGGAAATGATTTCTACGCATTGGAGAAAAGATATGAGAAACGAAAAATTAACAATAGCACTAGGTGAAGGTTCTAAAATGTTTACTCTTAGAGCTTTCTATAAGTATGCAGATGGTTGGGGTAACATCCACGAATCAAGCTATCATATACAAAATCTAAGCATTGACCCTACACAGGCTCAAGAAAAAGCTAGAGCTTATGCTGATAAAAGAAATATGCCCTTAATGGATATATCATGGGTCTTTGATGTCAATACATTTGATATTGAGAGAAAAAGCAAAGAAGAGCTTGCTCGTCTTAAGGCTGAGAAAGAAAAAAGAATTGCTAGAGCAAAAGAGATTAGTGCCAAGATACAAATGAATTATCACACTCTTATGTGGGGTTACTTTATGGCTCAGTCATGCAAAAAGTTTGATGACTTACAAAAGGTAGCTAATGTTGCTGAACTAGATACAGAAAACAGAGTGACTATCACTGGTGAGCTTATTCATGAAAAAGAGTATTACAGTGATTGGGGTTGTGTGCTTAAAGGTATCTTTCTTCTTGAGACTGGTCAAAAAGTTTTTGGCTCAGTTCCTAGTATGAAAGATCAGCCAGTCAACATTGGTGATGTAATACAGTTTGATGCAAAGATAGAAAAGCCAAAAGACTTTGATGGTACATTCTACTTTTTCAAAAGACCAACTAAAGCAAAATTTATTAGCCAAGTTAAGGAGGTAGCGTAACAAGTGTTCACAAGTGTTGACATTCAATGCTTGTGAGAGTAAATTTAAGTTTGTTCATTTAAACAAGGAGAATCAAAATGGTAAGAACAAGAAAAGACGAGACCTACGATCAGATGGTTGCAAGATATAGGAAAGACCTTGGAGATGATATCCATGAGACATACACAGGGCGTTGTGTCCTTGGTGACCATGGTGAGTTCACATCTACCTTTGAAGGATTCCTTAACAATCCTATTGGTTGCAACTCTTGTCAAAGAGAAGGCATGACTGCATGGGATAAGGACTTCAATGAAGCATTAGTTTGGGAAGCAATAAAAAAAGTTATTGCAGATAAAAATAAACCTAAAGTAGAGGAGGCAGAAAGTGACACAGTATAAAGATGTTGTAGAAAAACAAAACCAAAAGCTTAAAGCAGAGAAAGATGCAAACACGCTTGTTAGCCTTGGTTGGCAAAGAGAAGAAATTGGCAAACCTAATGTTGTCAGACACAAAATGTATCGAAATAGAATAGAATATGAATATTCTGATAAACGCAAAAAGCCACACACAGAATGGCTATAAATTATCCATGCGGTTGGTTTGACGCAGAACAATTACCAAGGGAAGACGATGAGTGATCCAACAAAAGATTTATACGACTACAAGGGTAACTTCTATGACGATGTTACTAAAAAACTTTACAAGTGGTCGGAATTCAAAAAAATATTAAAAGAAAGAAACGAGGGGGATAAAAAGGATGGTGCTAAAAAATAAACCTATAAGCTTTGAGCAAGCTTTGTATGCTTACAAATGTCATTACCAAGACATGTACAACATGAGTGATGTGGAGATGCCCGACATTGTATCTTCATATAACGATGCTAGAGGTGGTTGGTTTTTAAGAAGCGATCAAGCTGAAAAATTAGCTCATGTATTAAAGTCGGGTTATGTTAAACTAAACCATTAAGAGAGGACCCTAAATGTTATTTAAAAAGAAAGACGATATCTTGTTGAACACTAGCAAGATGACAGCCAGTGAAGTGATAGAAACTTACGCTAGGCTCAACCTGTTTCAAAAGGCAGGACTGCTTAGGCTATTGGTTAGAGATGTAATCTTTGAACACAATGATGAACAGATCAGTGGACTGGAGTTCAACAGCATTGAAGTAGACGGAGCTATTATTACAGCTAAATCAGAAGATTAGAGGCGGTTGGTTATTTTGCCAACCCTTCTCATGGTCATAAACTTCCACAGTTCAGGTATAGGTCGTAGATCGTTATAACCCATAGCAACACTAGGACCGCTACCAAAATCTACATCTTGGGCTTTCTCCAAAAACTCTTTTCTACCTATCCACCCTGCAACCATCACTGAGTCAGGTATGTCGTGTGGTGTGACAAGAATGGCTACATCAGCCTTGAAGTATTGCTTTTGTTTAAATAATAAATGCCCTGCTTGGGTAAAGGTAGCCTTCACATCAAAGGACACATCGTTGTCCCACATGTCAATGTTCATATCAATGCCACCCTTATGGATGTCGTGATCTATCTGAAAGATTCTAGCTACAGCTAACTCACCTTTCACACCCAAGAGATCAATGTCGTGATCGGTGCGAGACTTGTCTCTTCTTTGATTCGCAACACCACTGGCTCTTGCCAACTGCCAACGCAAAGATGCTGCTTGTTCGCATTCTGATAAATCCTGTCTTGAAAATCTTACTATCATAATAATCCTTTTCTTTTTTTATAAGCATGAATGCCAACTCTAAACATGGTTCTAGCTGTGTCATTCGGTAAGTCGTGATATGCCAAGTTTAATAACCTGTTTGAAAGCATATACATACGCTGAGGCAACCACGCCACTGCAAGGTGGGTGATTGTCTCAATGCGTTTGTCCTCAAAGCCATATTCTCGTAAAAAGTCCTCTCTTTCTTTTTGAGTGTTAAACTCTGAAGCTTTACCTGCCCAGTAAATATGATCGTGAATGGGGCGAGGTAAACTTTTAGCCAATTACAAATCCGAAAGTTTAATTGGCACAATCTGATTGTGTAAATTGTATGGTGTGTAAATACCTGTCTGCTCACACTTTAATAATAGGTCCAGTGCTTGTTCATTCAGAGATCGACCATATTCTACGGCTTCAGGTTCTAACTCATAAACCACATATGGATATGGATGAGTCTTTTCTATTGCAAGAAACTGAAACCTATCAACCTCAGTCAGACCTACATTCTTAGCTGCATCAAGATAGAAAGCTGCTTGTTGATGATAGCCAAATGTTTTAACTGAATGTTTAAAGCCTCTTGGTGAAGCGTCACGACAAGTTTTAAGATCAACAATCACATTGTCTTGCAACATATCGAAACGAGCTTTACACAGATGCCCAAAGTAATCGAAGACCACTGATAGCTCAGTCTTGTCCTCGCCTCTTGGTTTAAATGCATCAAGAACTTCACAGCGAGCTACACAAGTGTCATACAAATCTTGTGTGATAACGCTACGGTTACCAACAGAAGAAAGAAAGTCTGCGTACTCTTCTTTGCCTGCCTTGGTTCTTTTGTCAACCTGTGGTGCTATGACGAACTCATCGTCAAACACATGAGGTTCTAAAAATAAACAATGTTGTAATCTACCCTCAACAAAGAATGAAGCCTCACTGTCAGGCTTGACTTCATATTTATATTTATAAGGGTCTTTCATGATGGCTGAAAGATCATGTGATCTAAAAGCACCAAGATCATTGTATTCAGGGAAAGGCATGTCGTCATACACTCCCTCTTCGTAAACCACGACATCGAAGCGTGGTTCAAAATCTATTACATTACCCATGGTATAAAAGGGGGGCTACTAAATCTATTTGTTATGGAGAATCAAATATGAATATATATATCATGACCTAGTAGCCCAAACCGTTAAAACGGGATTTGTTCCTCGATTGATTTCTTGTCATCAGCCAAGTTATCAAGAGAAGAAAACTCTGTTGACTCGTCTTTTTGGTATTTAGCACTCTCAGCTTTGTTAGATGCTACCACCTCAAAAGATTCATCGATCTTATTTTGAACCCATTCAGGTAAATTTACAAACACATCGCACATTTCTTTGTTGTCTTTTGCATACTCATCAACATCGAAAGCTACTTGCTCGTTAACAGTTGCAACTTTTTGCACACCACCTTCAGGGTGATAGACAGCAGTTACTTTTGGATTACCACCTGAAGTGTATTCAACTTCAAGTTCACAAGTGCATCCTAAGATGTTGGTTAAATCAAAACCCTTAAGCTCATCATCGGTAAACTTCTTATTACGCCATGCACATAAATGTAAAAACAAAGCAGACTTCTCATTTAAAGAAAGTGTGTATTGTTTCATGATTGAGAAAGGTTTGCCGTCTGACATCTTCTCATCTAGTTCCCAGTATAAGAATACACTGTGACGCTTTTTGGTTTCACCCTCATAGGTTTCATTGTGTGTTCCCACATCAACAATTCTATAACAGGTTGCTTTGTATCTACCCTTGGCAATGGTTTCGTAACCACCGTTACCAGTTTCGCTTATTGTTAAAGCCATATTTTTTCTCCTCAATAAAAATAATTATTGTTTATTTATTCCAAACAAAGTATATTGTAAGGTATTCAACACAACATAATATAGAAGTTTCACAGAGAGGGCAAGTATGGGAATCAAAAATATTAAAGGCGGAGGCAAGGAGTATGAGAAACCCTTGACCATGGAGTCAATGGGTAAGTTCACAGAGTTCTTAAAAAAACATGGATTTGAACCCAAGAATGAAACACTGGAACCTAACCCCGAAAAGCCACAAAGAGCTTACACGGTGGTTAATAACAAAAGAGCTATGTCAGGTTACTATGCTTACTATGATAACTTTGGCACACCTATTGGTTTTGCCTCTGACTATCGAACAGGACAAACTCATAACTTTAAATTATCTTCACGGAAATCTTCCGAGGTCAACTATGAGGCGTTGGAGAAATTCAGAGAACAGGCAAGACAAGACCAAGAACAAAAACATTTAAAGGTCGCAAAAAAAGCCAAAATGATTTGGGATGCAGGTAAACCCTGTGACTCACATCCATACTTAGATTCTAAAAATGTACGCTCACACAACTTGAGAGAACACAATGGCAAGCTCTTGATACCCATCATTGATGAGAAAGGCAAGATGTGGTCGTTGCAGACGATCATGCCTGATGGATCGAAACGCTTTCTTGCAGGTGGTCGAACAGGTGGTTGTTTCTTTTTAATAGGTACACATTTAATAAA